TTAATTTTTTATAATATCTAATGATCCTACAAAATTGATTTTAATTTTATCATTTCCATCTTTATCAGGAGGATAATAGTAAATAGTATCTACTAAAGAATCAATTAATTGTTTTTGTTCATTATGAGAAAGATTTTCTATATAAGAACACTTATTAATAAGAGTTTCAATAAAAGAAATTTCTAATGATTCATTTTCTAATTTAATCTTTTCTTTTTTTATGCTGTTAATTTTATTATTTAATTCAATGCATTCCTTTTTTAGGTTAGTTATTTTTTCAAATAAAACTTCAGTAAGTAAATTATTATGATCCAAAGATAATTTATTTACTAAAACATCAATTTGAGATTTTTTATCTTCTAATGATTTATTTAATGATAAAAGAGCAGCTTTATTATTTGAAGTATCATTATACTTAATATTTAAATTATCCAAAAAAAATGTGCTATCATAGCTTAGATTTTTTAATGTTTTTAAAACAGTTTTTTCAATTTTTGAAAGACTAATATTTTTAGAATTACATAACTTTCTTTTAGAAGTTCTTTTTAAGGAGCATACATAATAAAATAACTTTTCACCAGTTTTTGTTGAAACTTTACCATGTTGTATTAACATTCTACTTTTACAATTTCCACAAAATAATTTTCCAATTAAAAGAGCATTATGGGTCTTACCAAGGCGTGGAAATGTATCTTTATTTCTATCAAACTGTAATTGTACTTTAAGCCATAATTCAGGTTCAAGATAACCAAGTATATTACTAACGGAAGCAAACCTTTCAGAAGGCTCTTTATTAGCTTTAGTAAGTTTACCATTTTTATATATACTTTCAGTTTTATTATAGCTAAGAAGAGAATGTAAATTATCAACTTCACCATAAACTTTACAACCATTAGTAGTTAAATAATCAACTACACTTGAATTAGCTTTAACATATATAGGATTTTGAAGAATTATTTTAAGAGTACTTTTTTCAAATATTTTACCTGAAATAGAACTTATATTATTTTGATGAGTATATACTTCAAGTTTATGAAGGCTTCCAAGTTCTAAATATTTTTCATAAAGAAATTTAACAAATTCTAAGTCTTTAGGCTCATGTTCTAAAGATGATTTATGTCTTTTCTTACCTTCATCATCTATGTAAGTGATTTTATTAGATTTAAAGCCTAATGGTATCTTACCACCTGTCCATTTGCCGTTTTTGGCCATTTCAAGCATGTTATCTTTAATACGTTCTGCAATAGTTTCTCTTTCTAATTGAGCAAATACAGAAGCAATATATATCATAGCTCTACCCATAGGAGAAGAAGTATCGAACTGTTCTTTTATAGAAATAAAATCAACTTTATTTTCTTGTAAAGTTTCTAAAACAGAAGAGAAGTCAGAAACATTTCTACTGATCCTATCTAACCTATAACAAATAAGAAGATTTATTTTTCTATGTTTAATATCATTCATTAGATTTTTAAATTCAGGTCTATTAATATTTCCACCACTAAAACCTTCATCTTCATATACTAGAAAATCAACTTCATCTGAAATGTGTGTTTTAATGTATTCTTTACACATTTCTATTTGGTTTTCTATAGAATCACCTTTACCAGTGAATTTTGACTTTCTACTATAGATTGCAACAATCATAAACTACCTCCTTAGTCATAATAGCAAGTATACTATTAGTATATTTACCTTCTTTTAGATATATTGATAGTAGTTTATATTTTATAATTTCTTCAGTAACGTTAAAATAGCTTGAGAGTCCATATATAGTATTTATATTTTGTAGTATTGCTCCAATTATTTCATCATCAGAAATTAAATAATTAGCTGCAAAACGCCTAGCTCTAAGTTCTTGTTTACTTCTATTTAATTTTTGAGCATAAGTAACACACTCAGCAGTTAAATCACCTATAGAAGTAAAATGATGGCCAAGCTCCTCAGCTAAAACAGATATATATTTTTTAGTATTATGTACTATATTTTTATGAATACCTATAGTAGGAGAGAGCCCTGGCACTTTAAAATATATACCTTCTATATTGGGTTCTTTAAAATTAACTTCTTCAAGTATTAAGTTTTCTTTTTCTATTAAATTATATATATCAGTTAGGCTTTTCATTTGTTAATCACCCCATAAATTATATTTATAGGATAATTATAGCACAAAATACGAACGTATGTTCTTAAAATGCTTAAAAATAATACCTAGATTAATTATTCTAGGTATTATTTCTGAAATAATTTATATTAGTATATTTTGAATAAAATAAAACTTCAACACCAAAATATTTTTTTTCAACTGTATACTTTAGTGGATATTGTATAAAAGAAAAGTCTTTATAAATATCAAAAATTTCTGGACTATTATCATAGGTAACAATCCATTTGTGATTATGATCTAATTCTTTAATTTTATTTGATAATTTAACATGATCTTCATGTTTATAGAAGTTTACATATAAATTTGACCCTTGCTTATAATAGGGGGGATCAAAAAAAGTAAAACTTTTATCAGAATTAGGCTTTATAATTTTATCTATTAATTTAATAGCATCATAATTATAAAGTTTAATATGACTCTTATAACTTGCTATTAATTTTATACGTTCTATAAGATCAGATTTATTAAATCTACAATCCATTTTATAATTACCAGTTTGATTATATCCACCTATAACACCAGCTTTTATTATACCAGAACGATTTGTTCTATTTAGAAAAAATGTTGAAAAACCTAATTCAAATAAATTAACATTTTCTTTATTATTTTGGATTTTTTTTTGTTTGTACCATTCATCCATTGTTATTGGCGTATCGTCTATAAGTTTACAAAATCTCTTAGTGTATGTTAATACACAGCGCCAAAAAGCATAAATTGATCTATCATAATCATTTATTATAATATTATCAACATAACCATTTATCAATAAATGTAATGCTACAGCAGCTCCACCAGCGAACGGCTCTATGTATGTATGTCCACTTACATTATTTAAATCTATTAAGTTTTTTACATAATTAGATAATTTATTTTTTCCCCCAGGATATCTTAAAGGGGAATAATTTTTTATGGCCATAAAATAATCTCCTTAGTATATTAAATTACAATATAAGTTTAGCATAAAAATATGTTTTAGGCCATGAATTTATTTTTTAGTTGTATTTAGTAAAGTTAGAATAAATGATTCAAATTGATTCCAAGTATTTTTTAATTGCATAGGATCTGGTATCATATGTTTATTATGAACATAACTATTAAATGTATTTATTGAGAACAAACTATCATTAGTAGATATAGCAACATTGATAGGTTTTGCTTTATATTTATCAAATAAATTTTTTTTCTTTAAGTCATCAATACACGCTTGTACCTTTTTGTTAAGTTTATCGTTATTTGTTATTCCTTGCAAATTAGTTTGTTCTATATATTCATCTACAGTTAATTCAAAAAATACTCTAAAAAGAACTGAAACTGAATTAGGGTATTCAGATACATCTAATCTTTTTAATTCTTTATAAATTTGCTGTATTCTAGGTACATTTATTCTAGCATGAAATGTACTAGGAATAAGAAATTTTCTCTTATTTATATTATTATTATCACGTTTACCATCAGTATTACTATTAGTATTATCACCAGTATTACTATTAGTATTATCACCAGTATTACTATTAGTATTATCACCAGTATTACTATTAGTATTATCACCAGTATTACCATCAGAATTGCTATTAGTATTATCACCAGTATTACCATCAGAATTGCTATTAGTATTATCACCAGTATTACCATCAGAATTGCTATTAGTATTATCACCAGTATTACCATCAGAATTGCTATTAGTATTATCACCAGTATTACCTAAAGGTAATTTATCTATATTTAGATTACATAATAATTCAATAGGAAAAGTTAATTTTGTTGAGTAATTTGGTAAATCCTTTTCAGAAAATGTATCTAAGTAATCTATTCTATGACTTTTAGTATAAATATCTGTTACTACAATTTTTTTATTTATCAAATCATTTAAAACTTTTTTTAAAGGTTTGCTTATTTCAATATCTGGATATAACTTATAAATTGTATTTCTTTTGATATCAATACCAATATTTTCTCTAACATAAGGATCATTTAATAATCTTTCTAGTGTAGTTACAGGAATTATATCTAAATTTTGTTTTATTGAGTCGCAATAATAATTATTTGATTTTATGTAAGAATATAAAGAAGTAACAATATTAGACTTACTGTTAGTAGTAGTGTTATTCAAAAATCTTCTTTTTTGAGTAGTATCCCAAGGTATTGTTCCCCTTCCTCCATTAGATCCAGTATGCTTAAGTCCAATCCACTTATTTGATTCAGGAATATCATCTGTTAATGCACAAGAAACTTTATCTAAAGAAAATTTATTTTTTGTATTTTTAATTAATTTTGAGTATTCCTTAAAGTATTTTTGATCTATATTTTTTAATATATTAACATCATTAATTATTTTAAGTGCTGTTACTCTTCTATTACCTTCTAATACTATATAATTATTATTTTTTTCAAATACTAATAATCTTTCTAGTGGATTCAATCCATTTTCTAAAATATCTTTTAATAATTCTTTAATTGCTTTATTATGTTTATCTAACATTATTTTTATTGCTAAATCTTCATTATCCACAGATTCAAATCTATAATTTTCAGGATTAACAATAAGTTTGTCAATTGAAACATTGATAAATGTAGTAGTCATTAAATTACCTCCTTAATAATTATTTATATATTTTTGTTTTAATGAATATTTTGGCATAAGTGATTTAAGTATGAAATTAAAATGTTTGAATTTAGTCTATTTACAATTTATTTACACTTACATATATAAATAAAAGTGCTTAAGCACCTTTATTTTTTACCATATTTATTTTTCACAAATTCAATAAAGTTTTCAATTTCTTTTTTAGCTTCTTCAGGAAGCTCATCATCAATACCATTGCCATTATGTAGAGCAACAGTAGTTCTTTTATCTTTTAACAATTCTTCAGATGATTCATTTATATTCGATTTACGACTATCAATAAGACCTAAAAGCCAATCAATTGAAACATTATAATCAATAGCTATTTGCTTTTTTAATTCATCATCAGGTCTACTAAATCCTGATTCATATTGTGAAATAGTAGATTTTTTCAAAGCATATTTTTTACCAAATTCTTCTTGTGTTAAACCAGCCTCGGTTCTTAGTAGTTTTAATCTTTTACCAAGAATATTAGAATCCATATATAGTCCTCCTGTTTAAAATTTTTAAACTTATCTTTATTTTATCATAAATTAGATTATTTAGAGCTAGGTTTGAAATAATTAAACTTTTTGCATTAAAAATATTGACAGTTTAAAAAACTAGAACTATAATACAAATATAAAGTTTAAATAAATCAAACTTTATTATGAAAGGATAGATTTATAATGAATACTAAATTATTAACAAAATTTAGAGAAAAAAAAGGATATTCTCAAAAGGAAATGTCTGAAATGTTAGGTTATAAGAGTAAGGCTAGTTATTCATTAATTGAATCTGGCAAAACTAAGATTCATATAGCATTAGCAAATGAAATTGTTAAAGTACTTGAATTAAATGAATCTCAAATTTTAGAACTTTTTTTTAAACAATAAGTTCTAGTTTTTTAAACTTTGATTATATTATTTCACGAAAGGAGGGAAATATACATGGCAAAACAACCAACTAAAGCAGCACAAAATGTGTATTGTATAGCAAGAAAAGAAGCAGCAAAGTATAATCCTAAATTTACAAGTAGAGAAGGAGCTGCAGAAGAACTATCTATATCTAAGGATTCATTAACTGATTATGAATTAGATTTATGCAAAGTAGTTCCAGTAGATAAGGTTGTAATTATGGCTGATGTCTATAATGCACCACACTTATTAAATAATTACTGTTGTAATGAATGCCCAATAGGTAAAAGGATTACACAACCTATTGATTTAGAAAATATAGATAATCTTTATAGGTTTGCTATATCAGCAACTAATGATTTAGAAGAAAGCAAATCAATTCAAAAAACTTTATTAAAAATTGTTGCAGATGGAGTTATTGATGAATCTGAAAAAGATGAGCTTAACATGATAATTGAGTTTTTTACAAAATTAGAAAGAAGATCATCAGAACTTAAGATTTTAGCTAAAAAATATTTAGCAAATATTGAATAAGGGAGTGCTTTCAATGAATAAAGAAAATTGTATTGAACAATTAAAAGATTTGAAAAAACATTGTGAATACCAACATCAGAATAGTGATGAAATATGGGGAGAAGATATAAAAGCATTAGAATATGCAATTAAAGAGTTAGAAAGAACTGCTCAAGAAGTACCAGTTCAAGAGCAGCTTAAAAGCCATTAATAGTTTAACTATTCTTCGGTAATAGAATCTTCGGTATCATCAATTTTTAGGTTAATAATTTTACAGCAACTAGGACAAATAATATTGTTGTTAAGTTGATTGGCTTTTACGTTTACAGTTTCTAAGCAATTTGGACAATTAATAGAAAATTCTTCATTACCAAGGAAAGTATGTGAAGTTAAACACATAAAATCACCACCTATATGTATTTCAGCTTAATGTAGCTGATACTTAAATTATAAAATATGGTAATTAATAGGACAAGCAATATTTAAAATTAATTAAAAATAGTGAGTAACAATTTTTATGATAGATCATAGTTTGAAATAAAGGAGTGATGATCATGTCAAAAGAAATGGAAGTGGAATTAAATTTTCCAAAGGATATGAAAATTATTGAGCGAAAAATGGCAGAAGTTTTAGCAGATATAGTTGTTAAAAGATATGGTCCAGAAAAGAGTGCTCAAATAGCAAAAGAACTTAAAAAGCGATTAGAAGAAAAAGAATTAAAAGATAAAGCACTTTAAGATAAAAGGCTTTAAAGCCTTAGATTATAGAGATTACATAATTTAAGTTATGGAGGAGATAGTATGAAACAAGTAACTTTAGAAGAAGCTATGTTATTAGCTCTTAAAGGATTATTTTTAACTGTTAAAAATGGACATGTTATATCAACATTTTAGGAGAGTTTTTATGCAAAAAACTAAATTGATAATTAAGGATATAAAAAAAGATGGCCTTAGCCACCTAATTTATAAAAGCACCTTAATTATATCACAGAATCATTAAAGGAGGTAGTGAATTTGAAATTTACATTTATGGGTTTTTCTCAAGCTAAAGCACTAGAACTAGGATTAGATGATAAAGACTTAGCTATCTTAAGGTATTTTATAGACTTTAAGGATAGTGGAGCTATGGCTATAAAAATAATCAACGATAAACCATATTATTGGCTTAAATATGAATCCTTATTAAGTGAGCTACCAATACTAGGTATTAAATCCAAAATAGCACTTAGAAGGCGTTTAAAAACTTTGGTTGACTCAGGCGTTTTAGATTTTGAATTAGTTAAAGAAGGAGGTACATTTTCTTTTTATGGAGTAGGTGAAAAATATAAAGAGCTTATAGCATCTGATACTCAAAAGGAAGCAACTGAAAAGTTTAACCCTTTAACCGAAAAGTTTAACCCGTTAAACTCAAAAGTTAAACCCCCTTTAACTGAAAAGTTTAACCAAAAGATTAATCTATTAAAAGACCCATCTATTAAAGATATATATAGTCGAGTTATTGAGTATTTAAACTTAAAGGCTAATACAAAATATAAATTTACTACTAAGAAAACACAAAGTTTAATTAAGGCTAGATTGGATGAAGGATTTACAGAAGAAGATTTTAAGAAAGTTATAGATAAAAAGGTTAATGGATGGATTAATGATTCTGTTATGAATAAATATTTAAGACCAGAAACCTTATTTGGAACTAAATTTGAAGCATATCTCAATGAGAAGGATGGTGTTACAAATGACAATAATGGAAACAGGAATAGCTTCACTAGACCGAATACTTGCACAAAGGGGAATTCAACAGGAAGCAATTTTAAACCAGCAGAAACATATGAACTCACAGAAGAAGACAGAAAAAGAGCAGAAGAGTTCGAGTAAAGTATGTCCATTTTGTGGTGGAACTACATGGATTCAAAAAAAGCAAAATAAGTCTCAACCTGTTATGAGTAGATGCACATGTTATGAAATGAAGAAGGTCCAAGACATATGGAATCAAAGTGATATTGAATTTAAAAATTTAGATAAAACTCTTAAGAGCTTTGAATGTTTTAATCAAACTACAAAAAATATGAAAGATACAGCAACTAATTATTTATTAAGATTTAAAAATATTTGTTCTTCTGAAAATAATTCAATTATGTTTTGTGGAACTCCAGGATCAGGTAAGACTCATTTATTATTAGCAGTTTCATTAAATCTTCTGAAAAAAGAAAAAATAGGTGTTGTTTATATGAGTTATGTGGAAGTTATAACTAAATTAAAACAAGCAGCCATGCAACCAGAAGAATATCAAAGACTAATAAATAAATATAAAAATGCAAAAGTGTTATTCATAGATGATCTCTTTAAGGGGAAAATTACTGAATCAGATATAAGAATAATTTTTGAAATAGTTAATTTTAGAATAAATAAGAAGTTACCAATGATGGTAAGTACTGAATTTAATATAGATAGGTTATTAGAGTTTGATGCAGCAATTGCAAGTAGATTGTATAAAGCAAGCAAAGGGTTTTATTTAGAAATAAATGGACAAGAAAATAATTATCGAATGAGAAGTTAGGAGGTAATATTTTTGAATAACTTTGAAAGAGAAAGAAGAAAGTGGACTGAAAAAGAAATAAATTATCTATTAGAAAAATGGGGAAGTAGTGGCGTAGAGAAGATAGCTAAATATTTAAAAAGAAAAGAAACTGCTGTTATAGCGAAAGCAAGAAAATTAGGCTTGAAAACTTTGTATAAAGGTGAATATCTAACCACACCAGATATAGCAGCTATACTTGGAATAACTCAACAAACTGTATGGAAATGGATTAAAACTAATAAATTTAAAATTAGCAAGAAAAATATACTTAATAGAAAAATGTATTTAATAACTTTAGAGAATTTAGTTAAATGGCTCAAAGATAATCAAGATTCATGGGATGCTAGTAAAGTTGAATTATATGCATTAGGTATTGAACCTAAGTGGTTAATAGAAAAAAGAAAGATAGATGCTAAGAAGTATAAAAAGCGTTATAAATCATGGAGCAAAAATGAAGATTTTCAATTGATAAATATGTACAAGTTAGGATATAGAGCAAAGGATATAGCAAAAGAAATAAATAGAAGTGTACCAGCTGTAAATCATAGAATTAGAAGATTAGATATATGGGGAAATGGAATGTATTTATCTTGCTAAATTTAGATAGGAGAAGTTTATATGAATTTATTAGAAAAATATACACCACATGAAATGATGGAAATGACAATAAGGGATATAAGGCGTAGACAAATTAAAAGAGAGAAGGAACTTAATTCTTATCAATTTTTAGTTAGTGACACTATAAAAAAGAAATGCAAGATGAGAAGAAAATTAAGTGGATGTTAGGAGTTGATAATATGAGTAAGCTTTTATATAAGATAAGGTGGAGTGATAAAAACATAATGAAATCAGAGCATATAAGTTATGTTGCTGCTTCATCATGGGATAATGCAGAAAAGAAAATGAGAAAAGTTTTTAAAGCATCAAATGTGGAAGTTGAAAGTTTTTACTGTGAAGATACTAAGCATGTATTTATTGCTGATTAAATAAGGAGTTGAAGTTTTAATGAATAATATAAAAAAGATAGTAAATTATTATGGAGAAGAAGCACAAGCTCATAAGGCAATAGAAGAGCTAAATGAACTTGCAGTAGCAATTGCTCATCAAGATATAGATTCAATGTTAGAAGAAATGGCAGATGTTTATATAATGATGGAGCAACTAAAGGAATTTGATTTCTTTGATTATGATAAATTCACAGATATCGTAGCATATAAACTTAAAAGACAAATTAAAAGGATTGAGGAGGAAGGTATTAGTGAATAAAGTAAATTATGAAATGTGGTTAGTTTATACAAATGAAGAAGGAATGGTTTTAGTAACTGATGATTATAATGAAGCAGTGACAACATATGAATCAGAAAAAGAAAGAACTAAGGATTGGTGTAATAAAAATTTAGAGTTTTGTGGTGAAGAGAGAGTAATTTTAGCTAAGGTAGAAAAGCAGTTATTTTATAGAGAAATGAATAAGGAAGAATTGAGGACCTTGCAAAATAATACTGAAGAACAATTAGATTTAGATGTAGAATATGGACTTTTGGAAGAAGTTGAATATATAAAATAATTCGCAATAGCAAGAAAATGTTATTTGAAAAGTGAATAGTGCGGTATTTACAAAATATGATATAATTTACTTATATAAGTGTTAAAATATGAGGGAAATTAGATTATAAGGAGTGAATATGATGAAATACTCTATTTGGTTTATTATGATTATTGGTTTGTTGTGGGCATTTAATGCAATTGATACATTGAAGAAAAAAATAAAAATTCAAGAAGAGTGTTTAAATAAATTGTGCAAACTAACAGGTCATGATAATTTATCTTCTTATTGGGTTTCGGATGAATTAAAAGAAGTTGCAATACATTTAAAACGAACTGGTAAAGAAGTTGAAGCTATAAAAAGAATTCGAGAACAAACACAAATGTCATTAATAGAAGCAAAACAGTATGTTGAAAAATTAGATTAATTTTTGTAATAATAATTATAAATAAACCTATAAAAATACCGTAGTATTCAATATGAATATGCGGTATTTTTTATGCAGAATTAATTTAATAAAATAGGATGTGAGATAAATGAGAAAAGAAATATTATTAATGATTATATCCTTTGTTATAGCATCAATATTATTAGTAGTATTTATAGATAATATAAGACTTGGGAAAATCATAATTGCAATAGAGATATTATTTATAAATTTAATTGGAATTTTAGGTGTAAGAAAAATGATTAAAAGTAATGATAATTCATAAATTAAATTTTGAAATTGTGACAGTAAGAAAGTAATTTTTATTCAGAATTTAATTTATGAAGGTGATTATATGAAAAATGAGATTAAAGTATTAAAAGAAGAGTTAGAAAGATATAAGAAGTTATATATAGCAGCTTTAATAGAAATAGAAAATTTAAAATCAAAAAATAATCGTGGTGCAGGAAGAAAAAAGAGATTTACACCTATGGAAGAAGAAATGATAAAGATGTATAGATTTCAAGGTAAAACAATAAAAGAAATAGCTGAATCATTTAAATGTAGTACAGGATTAATTTCAAATATAATAAATAAGTAAACAATAAATATTAAAAGTATAATCTAGCATAATTATTACATATGGAGGTATTCAAATGGTTGATACAAATATAGAAGGAATTTTAAATAGTTATAAATATATAATAAAAGATATTAGAGCAATAGATATAGAAATTGATGTGATAGAAAATGAATATAAAGGGTGTGGAGCTTTAAGCTATGAAGAAAAAACAGGGGAAACATATAAGATAAGTTCATCTGTAGAAACAGAAATAGTTTTAAAGGAAAAGAAAATAGAATACCTTCTATATTTGAAAAGAAGCAAGGAACTTAAAATAAAAAAGATAGAAAACTTAGTTTCTAATTTAACTGAAAAAGAGTATTACATAATATCATCATATTATTTTAGAGGAATAAAAAATTCTATTATAGCAGATCATTTGGAAATGAATGAAAAATATTTAATATCTAAAAGAAAAGGAATAATAAAAAAATTAGAATCTGAAATTTCGAAGTATGATTATATAAAATTCTAACTAAAATCAAACTTAAATATGGTTGAATATCTAACTTAACATATGATAGTCTTATATCATAGAAGAATTAATAAAAAAATTTCAAAAGAGTTTAGGTATAATTAAACTAGATTAGTTCAAGAGCTTGTTATTTTTGTGCAAGCTCTTTTTTATTTAATAATAATTAGGAGGTGAGAAGATGAAAAAAAGAATATTACCAATGTATATGAAGTGGGAAGGAAACAGATTAAAATGTGCTTGTTCATTTTTCTCACCTTTATGTAAAGATTATAAATGTGGTAAATGTGAAGAAGAAGTTGTTATATATGATCCTTGCCAAGGTATAAGTGAATGCATGAAACATGATAGTTTTAAAAGAGTCAATGGAGCATTAAGGCAAAAGTGAGGTGATTTTTTATGAAAGAAATAAAATTAAGAAATGAAAAAACACCAGCCTCACCTATTCCTGAAAGAGAATATGAAAGATTTAAATATAAGCTTGAAGAAATAAGTGGTGATTTTAAAGAAAGAAATATGATGTTATTTTATCTTGGAGTAGCAACTGGATATAGATTACAAGATATTGTTAATTTAACTATTGGAGAATTAAAAGAAGCTATAGAATTTGAAGAGCTTAGGATTCAGGAACAAAAACAATATAAAAGTTTTTTAAAACATATAAAAAAATATCCTATGTCTAAGAGAAAATCACCTAAAAAAAGAGTTGTATTAATAAAACCTAAATTAAAGAAAATGTTAAAAAGTTATGTTAGAAATAAATATAAATCAGAGTATGCATTTAAATCAAATAAAGGTAATGGATACATAAAAGCTAAATCTTATAGTAAGATTCTTTCTAACGCCGCAAAGGAATTAGATATAGACAATATAAGTGGACATAGTTTAAGGAAAACATATGTAACTAGAATATGGGATAATACAGGAGATTTAGAATTATGTAGAAAAGCATTAGGACATAAAAGTATAGAAACAACAAAAGAATATTTAGGAATAGCATTAGAGATTAGAGAAGAAGCAGCTAATATAACTGATTCTAAACTCTAATTTTTTTATATATTTTTTTATAAGAATACTCCAAAAAGTCAATGGGGTGTATTTAAGGAGATAATGAAAAAACTCTACTAATATATATACGGTAAAAATGGAATGAGTAATCATTACTGTTTTGGAGCATTTGTAAGTATTAATTAAAATGCCTTTAAGGTTAGTGAAATCAATGGTTTAGATAGGTTTTTAATTCTGGTAAAAATTAGGTGGAAAATTACAAATAAAAATTATTAAGCATTTGAAAAAATGAAAGGTCTAGTTATGAAAGGAGGAAGTTAGATATGAAATCTGTTAAAGAAAATATAATGAGCAACTTAAAGTTAATAAAATCAATGGCTGAAGAAGGTAAGACAGATAAAGAAATAGCTGAAATAGTAGGTGTTTCATACTCAACTTGGAAGAAATATAAGGCCGAATATCCGGAAATAAAGGATACAATACTAGAGGCAAAAGATACTAGAGATCAAGAAGTTGAGAAAGCATTATTTAAAAATTGTACTGGATATAATTATTATGAAGAAGTACCAACTAAAATAAAAAAAGAAGTTATGGCTGAAGATGGTCAAACTGTATTAATCCAGGAAGATGTGAAAATAAGTAAGGTAAAAAAGTATAAAGGACCAGAGCTTGCAGCACAGAAATATTATTTGAATAATAGAAAGAAAGCTCAATGGAAAGAAGATCCTGCTAAGATTGATATAGATAAAAAAGGATTAAAGCTTAAAGAGAAAGAGATTAAAGCTAAGATTATAGAAATATAGTGAGGAAATATGTATGAAGATAAGTTGTAGATATTGTGGAATAGTGGATAAACCCCACAAATGCCCTAGAAGAGCTAAGAAGGCATATGATAGAAGTAGAATAGATAATAAAGTATATGAGTCTAAGGAATACAGGAAGACAAGAAGAAAGGTGCTAGATAAATATAATAGTACTTGTTTATTCTCTTTATATGTTGACGGGAGAAAAAGAAAAGCAACAGTAACTCATCATATCATTGAGGTTCTTGAAGATGAAACAAAAGGGAAAGATTTTAATAATCTAATACCACTAAGTGATATGGCACATAAGATAGTTCATGAGTTGTATAAAATAAATAAAAAAGAAACTCAAGATATTCTATTTAGTATGTTAAATGATTATAAAGCTGGTAATTTTAAATTAAAAAAATATAAAGAAAAAATTGAAAAAATAGGAATGAATAAGTACCCCATATAGTAAAAAGTTAAAAGGAAAAATTTTATCATGACGGGGGTACCCTTTCTCACACAAAATCTGTAAAATGAAAAATTTAAAATTTATTTTAAAAGTAGGTGAAAAATTTGGCAAGACCATGTAAGAGTGCAAAAGTATTATCTGAATGTTCTCAAACTAAGGATGAAATTCAAGAAAGAATAGAATATGAAAATAAACTTAGAGGAAATGGAGATAAAATATATCCACCTAAATTTTTAAATGAAAACCAAAGAGATGTTTTCAATTATATAAAAGATGAATTAAAAGAAAGTGGAATTTTAAGTAACCTAGACATTTATATATTAGTTACTTGCTCTATTGCTATTGAAAGGATTCAATATTTAGAAAATAAAATAAATGATAATAATGGATTATTATTTAAAAGCGAAATTATGAGTGCTAAAGATAAATATTCAAAGGATTTTTATAGGTGTTGTAATGAATTATCATTATCTCCTCAAAGTAGAGCTAAACTTTCAAATATAAATTTAAATGCAAAAGATAAGGCTGAGGATCCTTTGCTTAAAGCATTAGCAGATGATGATTAATATTAAAGAGTCAACAGCATTTAAATATGCTCTTTGGTGTATAGAAGAAAATAATAAACAGGTTGGCATATATGTAAAAAAACAAGCTAAAGAATGGATTGAAATAGTCGAAGGTAGAAATAAAGAAGCTTACTTTAATGAAAAATTCTTTAAAAAGATGTGTAAGCTACTTAAATTAATGATTCACCCAGACTTAGGTGGGAAAATAACTCTATATGAAGGAATGGAACAGTATGCTTGGTTTTTTGTAGTGGCAGTTCTTTGTACCAGGTGTAAAAGTGATAATAGTAGGTATTATGAAACTGGATTATTAGAAATAAGCCGTAAAAACTATAAAACATTTGTTGCAGCAATAATATTTATAATTGGTATGTTAATAGAACCGAGATTTAGTAGATTTTTTAGTGTAGCACCAGATTTTAAATTATCTAGTGAACTTAAATTAGCTGTAAAAAAGATAGTGAAATGTAGTCCTGCATTAATAAAATATTTCAAGATTAATAGAGATATGATAATGTGCAAAATAACTGAGAGTGAATATGTCCCCCTAGCCTATAGTAATGATGGAATGGATGGTAAATTAGCAAATATATTCTTAGCTGATGAAGCTGGTGCATTAGATGAATATCCAGTAGAAGCAATGAGATCATCTCAAATAACTCTTATCAACAAATTAGGAATAGTTATTTCAACTCAATATCCAAATGATAATAATGTTATGTTAGATGAAATAGATTATGCGAAAAAGGTTTTAGATGGATTAACAGATGATAAAAGATATTTTAGTTTATTATATGAACCAGATGAGAAATTAATAAAAGAATGGCAAACAAATGATTTAGTTATATATCAATCTAATCCAGTAGCAGTAAGTACTCCAAGAATATTTGAAACATTAAAGAAAAAGAGAGCTCTTGCAATACTCTATGAAAATAAGCGAGAAAATTATTTATGCAAACACAATAATATATTATATCAAGGACTTGGAACAGAAGGATATGTAGATATAAATATTGTAAAGGAATGTGTAATAAAAGAAGATTTAAATTTCTGGAAGGGCAAAAAAGTTTATTTAGGTTTGGATTTATCTATGAGTGAAGATAATACAAGTGTAGCAATGATAACTGAAGAAGAAGATAAGTTATATGCTAAAGTATGGGCTTTTATTCCTAAAGATAGAGTTGAGATTAAATCAAATAAAGAAGGATTAAGATATAGTAAGATGATAAAACAAAAAATCTGTTACCCTTGTGGAGATGATGCTATAGATTATTCTTTCATAGAAGATTTTATATTGGGAATAGAAGATAAATATGGAGTTAAGATACTTCAAATAGGATTTGATAGGTATAACTGTATGTCTACAGCTAAGAAACTTGAAAAAGCAGGTTATGAAGTTGTTGAAGTTATTCAACATAGTAAGTATTTACATTTTCCAACTAAGACACTTAAAGAATATATATTGCATAGAACTTTTAAATATGAGGAAAATAGACTTTTAGAAATTAACTTTTCTAATGCTAAATGTACAGAAGATACAAATAAAAATAAGTATGTAAATAAAAAGAAATCTAAAAATAAAGTAGATATGGTTGTAGCTACAATAATAGCTCTATATTGTTTACTTGATAATAAGATAAATAAGAAAGATTATAACAGTATCTTTAGCAAAAATTATAAAATGTAGGAGGCTTTATATGCATAAAATTATAACTAAATATTTAAAATCTTTAAGCATATTTTTGATTAATAATTTTCAAGATATGCTTATTTTTTTAGGAATAGGTATATTTATTTTTACTATGTTTAGATTTATATCTTTATTTGCTGGATACTTAAGTTTAAGCATAGTATTGATAGTTTTAGGTATTTTAATAAGTAAAATAAAAAGTTAGAAAGAAGGTAAATTATGTTTGAGAAAATATTTAAGAAAGATAATAAGCCTTCTAATGTAAGTAATCCAGAACAATGGTTTGTAGATTTAATTGGTGGTAGATTAACGGAAAGTGGTATGGAAATAACCCCTAATTTAGCATTAAACTTAAGTGCTGTATATAGATGTTGTTCCATAAGAAGTGGAACAATAAGTAAAATGCCACTTCAAACATTCAGAAAAACCATTAAAGGAAAGCAAAGGATATTTGATAATTCAAGTTATTTATTAGAAGTAAGGCCAAATAGACTAACAACACCATCTCAATTAAAAAAAATGATTAGTATTGATATAGATTTGTGGGGAAATGCATACGTACTTATAAAAAATAATAGAGAATCTTTAAATAGATTAGAACCTTGGAGAACTACTATATCTATAATGAGTGATGGAAGTCTTAGATATAAATATCAAAATCCAATAGCATTAAAACAAGAAACTTTTACAGATGAAGAAGTTATGCATTTTAAGGATTGGGGAACTGATGGAATACTAGGTAAAAGTAAAATACAATTAGCTAGAGAAACTTTAGGAAACGCTAGAGCAGGTAATAAACTTTTAAGTAAGTATTATAAAAATGGAACTTTATCAAAAGGTTTGTTAATTCATCCAGAAACATTAGAAGATGAACCTAAAGCAAATATTAAAAAGGCTTGGAGAGAGGTTAATGCGGGCATAGAAAATTCATATGATATCCCTATTTTAGATAGTGGAATTGAATATAAAGATATATCTATGAGCTTTGAAGATGCACAGTTTTTAAATTTAAATAAATTTAGTGTTGAAGAAATAGGAAGATTTTTCAATGTTCCTCCATATATGCTTGGAATAATGGACGGGGCTAAGTTTAATAATGTTCAAAGTCAAGCTATGGATTTTATATCAAATTCTATACAACCATTACTTACAGATGTAGAGGAAGAATTTAATTATAAGTACTATTATACAAGTGAAAAAAATAAGGGAACTTACTGTAAATTTAATATGGCTGTTGCTATGAGAGCAGATGATATATCTAGGGCAACTTTCTATGAGAAGATGCTTAACATTGGTCTTTACTCTATTAATAAATGCTTATCTAAAGAGGATGAAGAAGAAATAGGATCTAAGGGAGATAAACATTATAGAAGTTTAAATTATGTAGATGTAGATATGATGGAAGAATATCAAAGGAATAAATCTATGGCTATAAGGAGGAAAGATAATGAAAAATAAATTCTTTGAAGTTAAAAATAAGACAGAAAGTACAGCAGAAATATATATAGTTGGAGAAATAATGACTGAAAAACCTTGGTATGAAGATGGAGAAGAAAGTAAAGATAATTATTTACGAGATTTTATAAAAACTATGCAAAACCTAAAAGATATGGATGAATTAGAAATCCACATTAATTCTCCAGGTGGAGCTTTATTTGCTGGTGTTTCTATGTATAATTTATTTAAAAATCATAAAGCTAAAAAGAAAGTTTATATAGATTTTGCAGCTAGTGCCGCAAGTTTAGTTGCTTTGGCTGGTGATGAAATAATAATACCTAAAAATGCATTTTTAATGGTTCATAAGCCAATTATGGGAGCTAGAGGTAATGCAAATGATTTTAAAAAAGCAATAGAGATGTTAGAATCAATAGAAGTTGGAATGATGAGTATTTATGAAGAAAATTTAATAAATGAAAGTGATAAAGAATTAGTTAATGAAATGGTTCAAAAAGAAACATGGCTTAATGGGGAAGAGGCTTCAGCTATATTTAAAAATATGAAGGTAACAGAAGAAATTGATGTAGCAGCTTGTAGTAATTTCGATTTTTCTTTATATAACCATATTCCAAAAGAGTTATTAGGTAAAGCTAAAGAAAAAAATGAAAATACATTAGATGATAAAAAGAAAGAAGAAATAGAAAACAAGAAAAAATTAGAACTTGCAAAAGCAAAGTTAGGATTATTAATAGCCTAGCTTTTTTTATTTAATAAAAATATTTTAGGAGGATTAAATTATGAAGAAAATAGACGATTTAAGAAATCAATTAAAGTTAGCACAAGAGGAAGGAGAAAAATTACAAAATTCAGAAAATGCAGATGAAATATTAGCATGTGCAAAGAAAATAAGTGCTATAAAAGCTAAAATTGCATTAGAAGAGGCTAAAGAAGAACCAGAGGAAGTGGAAGATATTAAAGAGGATGAAGAAGATAAAAAAATTACAAATAAAGCAGAAATATTTGTAAAAGCACTAATTGGTAATGCTACAAAAGAAGAACTCCAAGAAATTAAAAACTTAATGGTTGAAGGGGATAAGTCTAAAGGTGGAGCAATTGTTCCAGATGATGCACAAACTAAAATAATTGAATTTCAAAGAAAAGAATTTGATATAAGACCATATATTAATGTTGAACCTGTATCAACACTTAAAGGATCAAGACCATTAGTTAAAAATGAACCAGATGCAAGTGGATTTGCAAGTGTAGATGAAGGAGCAGAAATTCAAGAATTACATGAACCTGAATTTGATGAACTAGAGTATAGTGTAAGAAAATATGCTGGTTTTATTCCTATAACAAATGAACTTTTAGAGGATACTCCAGAAAATATTCTTGCTTTTATAGAAAAATGGATAGCAAAAAATGAATTAAATACTTATGCATACCAAGTATTCAATGGAACAGGTAATAAAGCAGCTGTTGGAATATTAACAGAAGCTACTAAAACAAAAGGTGCATTATTAAATATAACAGAAAAAGTTGATGAAACTCCAACTATAAAGAAGTTTAAATCAGTTTTCAATAAAGATTTAGATGATATAGCTAGTGATAATATTTGTATTTTTGTTAATTCAGACGGGTACGATTACTTAGATGGAATGGAAGATAAAAAAGGAAATCCTTATTTACAACCAGATGTAACTAAAGCTAGTGGATTTGCTTTTAAAGGAAAAGAAATTGTTAAAGTACCTAATAAATTTTTGAAGAATATAACTGATTCAGATAAAACAAGAGTTCCTTTTATCATAGGAGATTTAAAAGCTTTATACACTATGTTTGATAGAAAACAAATGTCAATTGAAAGTAGCAGAATTGGTGGAGAAGCATGGAGAAAAGATAAAACAGAATTAAAAGGTGTATTTAGATTTGATGGTCAATTAGTAGACAAACAAGCAGTAAAAATATTACTTGTTGATTCAACAAAATTAGTATAAGAAGTGGTTTAATATCACTTCTTATAAAAGAGGTGGAATAGTATATATGGAATTAGATGAAATAAAAGATTTTTTAAATGTATATGATTCTGTTGATGATAAATATATAGAACTTATAAAAAATGCTGTTTTGGATGAATTTAAAGAGCTTATCCCTAAATTTAATAGAGAAAATATGACAAGTAGGCAAAAACTATTATTACTATTTTATATACAGGAGTTTTACGATAATAGAAGTTTATATGCAAATAATAGAAAGAAAATGAGAAGTAGCATTAGTGGAATGATACTAAATGAAAAATATGGGGGTGATAAGATATGAATTTTTATATTGATCCTGGAGAATTTAGAAATTTAGTAGAAATTCAGAGGTATACAAAGGGAAAGGATGATGAGAATAGGCCTAAAAGCAATTGGAAATCTCTATTTGTAACTAAAGCTAAAGTAATGAATGTTAGAGGAGAAGAGTTTATAGAAGCTAAAGGAATAGGATCTAAAATAGCTAAAACTTTCTATATAAGAGCGTCTAGAAGTAAAGTTATCACTAATAAAGATAGAGTTTTATATAAAGGGATACCATACAATATTCTTTACGTTAATGATGTAGAGGATAGAGGAAGATATTTAGAAATTAAAACGGAATATATAGAGTAATGAGTATAAAAATAGATGGAATAGGAGCTTTATTAAATAAATTAGATAAGCTATCACATATAGAAACTGAAAAAGCTATTGAGGATGTTGCAAAGGATGTTGAAAAAGCAATAAGAGCTGAAGCAAAAAAATTCTCTGATACTAGTTATTTGTATATAGGAAAAGGTGAAACAAGAAAGTATGGAACTTCATGTTTTGTTGATGTTGGATTCTGCAAAGATAATGCTGATTTTGAACTTTGGAAACCTTTATGGTTTCAAAATTGGGGGTATTTTGATAAGGGTTTAAACTTTAAAGGTGATATATACATAAACAATCATCAATTATGGTTTTATTCAGCTATTGCAGGTATAGAAAAAGATATTCAAAAAAAGTTAAAAGAAAAGATAAAAAAAGAGATACAATCTGTATGGAATGAGTGATAGTATGAATGAGAAAATAAGTAAAGTTTTATCTGATATTGGTATAGAAAATTTTTATTTAACAAGAGAAGATTATCAAGATGAATGTGTAGTATATAATTATATATCAAATCCTTTATACTATGCAGATAATGAAGAAAAGGCCAGAGAATATACTATTTTATTGAATGTATATAGTAAAGAAAAAATTGATTTTAAAAATGAAAAAATAAGAAAAGCAATGCTAAATGCTGGATTTAGAGGTGGAAGAGTTCAAGTGCCAATACAAGTTGAAAATGGATTTTTTAATACAGCAATTAGTTTTAAAGGTTATTTAAGGTCTTAGAAATAAGACCTTTTTTATATGAAAAATTAAAGAAAGAAGGTAGATAAATTATGCCAGAAGCTAGAAAAAAGATGGGTTGTAAGAATTGTATGATTGCTTTTAGAAATGAAGATGAAAGTAACGGTATAACTTTTATAGCTCCAGAAAAACTTAAGGATTTAGAAGAATTACAATATAATTATACTTATGCAGAAGGTGTTAATTATGCAGATAATATACAAAATATATACTTAAAGAAGCCAACAGGTGCAGAAATTCAATTAACTTTTTCAAATATTTCATCTAAAATGCTTGCAAAAATTATGGGTAAAAAATATAACAAAGGTGGATATTCAACTAATGCTAATGAAAAGGCAGTACCAGTAGCAATTCTTTTTCAAGAAACATATAGTGATGGAAGCTTTATAAATACAGTTTTTTATAATGTAAAACTAGCAAGAGATGAAAGTACTGCTAAATCATCAGGAGAAAATTTTGATTTTACTCCAATAGTATTAAAAGGTAAGGCAATACCATTTAATAATAAGAAAGCTATTGATGAAATAAGTTTTGTTATGGATTCAGCAGAAACAGATGTTGATAAAACAAAATTATATAAATTTTTCACTGAAGTTGTGTATGCAGCAGATGAAGATATTGCATAAGAAGATCATTGATAATAGGATTAGATAATTTATCTAGTCCTTATTTTATTTAAGGAGTAATTTAATATGGATTTAGTGAAAAAAGAACTAGAGTTTGAAATAAATAATGAAAGATTTATTATGACATTTGACATGAAAAGTATAGCTACCTACAAAGAGTTAAGTGGAGAACCATTTGTTTTAGGTGAGGAAAAATTAAAGAATTTTGATGATGAAGCAATTATAAACTTTATTGCAAGTACATTAAGAAGAAAAGAGGAACCTGATAAACCTTTAGGCTTAGAAGTAATTAATGGTGATTTAGTTTTCTATCTTTTTGAACTTACAGGTTATGTTATATATCTTGTAAATATGTCACTACCAGAAGCTCCAAAAGAATCTAAAAAAAAAGAGGAAATACAAGTAAAGAAGATATAGATTTAGACTGGCTTTATTATTGCTATACAACAATTTTAGGCAAAACAGAAAAAGAATTTTGGGAAGATACTCCACGTAAGATTTTTAAACAATTAGATATTCATAAGGAAATGAATACACAAGAAAAAGGAACTAATTCAAGGAATAATGATGACAATGTTACAAGAGGAGAAATTACAAAGCTTAAAGTTTTAGATTAGAAAAGAAGGGGGTGAAATTATGTCAGATGAGCAACTACTTGTGACGCTAGGAGTCCAGGATAAAGGTGCTACAAAACAAATTTCAACCTTAAAGAAAGAGCTTAATTACTTAGATAAAGAATATAAGGCAACATCAAAAGGAAGTAAGGATTTTGAAAAGACACAGGAAGGTCTAAAAACTAAATTAACATATCTTGAAAAGAAATATGAAATTCAAAATTCAAAACTTAAAGCCTATAATAAGCAATTAGCAGAGTCCAAACAAAAAGTTAATAAGAAAAAAGAAGAACTAGAAAAATTAAAAAATGCTGAAGGTGATAATACAAAAGCTATTGAAAAGGCAGAAAAGCAACTAGAAAGATATCAAAATCAAATGAGAACTGCAACTCATAATATAAGTTTAACTGAAATTGAAATGAAAAACTTAAAAAAAGATATTGATAATACAAATAATTCTCTTAAAAGCAAGGCATTAGATGATTATAAAAGTAAAATGAAGAATATTAGTAAGTCTATGCAAGATCATGGAGATAAAATAAAGAAAATCGGTGAAGGCATTACAACTGTAGGTAAAGGTATGAGTGTAGCAAGTGCTGGAATAGTGGCAGCAGGTGCAGCTGGAGTTGTAAGTTATAAAGAAGTTAAAGGTGGTTTAGATAATGTTATAAAAGCTACTGGAGCAACTGGAGAGGCAGCAAAAGGACTTGAGAAAACATATAAAAATATAGCAAGTAATTCAGGTGATGATTTTGGAGCTATAGGAAGTGCTTTGGGTGAAGTTAATACAAGATTTGGATATGTAGATAAAAAGGCCGAGGATTGTACAAAAACCTTTTTAGAATTTGCTAGGATAAATAATACTGATGCAACATCTTCAGTTCAACTTGTTAGTAGAGCTATGGGAGATGCGGGAATAAAAGCTGATAAATATAATGAAATTTTAGATGAATTAACTTCTGCAGCACAAGCAAGTGGAATATCCATTGATAGATTAACAGAAAACTTAACTAAATATGGGGCTCCTATGAGGGCATTAGGTTTTGATACTAAAGAAAGTATAGCTATATTTTCTAGTTGGGAAAAAGCTGGTGTTAATACTGAAATTGCATTTAGCGGTATGAAGAAAGCTATAAGTAATTGGAGTTCAGCTGGTAAAGATTCAAGAAAAGAATTTAAGAAAACTTTAGATGAGATTGCTAAGTGTCCTGATATTGCAAGTGCTACTACTAAGGCAATAAAGATATTTGGACAAAAAGCTGGACCAGATTTAGCAGATGCTATAAAGGGAGGAAGATTTCAATATGAAGACTTCTTAAAAATAATAGAAAAATCTCAAGGAACAGTAAAAAATACTTTTAATCAAATTACAGATGGTACAGAAGATGCAGCTATTGCTATGAATAATGCTAAACTTGCATCAGCAGAACTCGGTAAAACTATAATGGTTGCAGCAACTCCATTACTAAAGGAATTATCTAATCAAGTAAAATCAGCTTCAAAGTGGTTTAATTCTTTAGATGACAATACAAAGCAGACTATAGTAAAAGTAGCTGCATTCACTGCCACATTAGGTCCAGCAACTTTGATGCTAGGTAAACTTACAAGTGGTGTTGGAGGTTTTGTTAAATTTGCTGGCAAAGGAGTATCAAAGTTAAGTGATTTTGGTAAAGGAGCAAGTAAAGTAAAAGAAGGAACTGAATTGGCAGGTAAAGGAGTAGGTTTACTAAGCAAGGGTATGGGACTACTTAATCCAGTAACAATTGGAGTTACTGCAGCTATAGGTGCTCTTTATGCAGGAATGAAAGTTGCTGGTGCTTATAGTAATGTTATGAATAAAAATATACTTCATACTAGGGAGAAGATGACATGGCTTGAAAGAGCAGTTGCTGACTTTACAGGAACTCAAACTAAATCAAAGGAAGAGTTAATAAAATCAGGACTTGTTTATAAAGATTTTGGTAAGAATATAAGTCAAGAATTTCAAAAGAAAGTTGAAGAAAATACAAGAAAAGTAAATGAATTTAACTTAAAATTAGGTGAAATTAATTTTGATAAAGTAATTACTAAAAAAGAATCAGAAGAATTTAAGCAAAGAGTTACTAGTATGTGTGATGGAGCTATAAATGCTATAAAATCTAAGCAAGAAGAATCCAATAAATCTATGAAAGAATTTTTTGTAAGTGATGGTGTATTAGATGAGTCAGAAAAAAGAGTATTAAACTTCATGAAGAAAAATAGTGATAATCAGATAAATGAAGTAAATAAGTTGAAAAAAGAGATATTTGATATAGAACAAAGAGCTTTAAATGAAAAAAGAGGATTAAGTGATAAAGAAGTAGAGTTAATTAAAGAAAAGAATAATAGAATAGCTCAGGTAGAATTAGAAGCGTTAGGAAAGACTCATGAAGAAGTTTTATATGCTCAAAATGAGTTCCAGGAGCGAATAAGAGGTATAAGTTTAGAAGATGCTTCAAAACTTATGCAGGAAAAAACTAAAATAAGAGATGAAGAGATAACTAAAATAAAAGCAAGTTATGATACTAAGATAGCATTATTAAAAGAAAATTTAGCTCAAGCAGATGGAGAAGATAAAAAAGCAATTCAAGATAAAATAACTGCTGCTGAAAATGAAAGAAATGAAAAACTTAAAATAACTAATGGAATGTATGCAGACTATTTAAAAATACTTGGTGAAAAAAATCCAGAAATATTAGCTGAAATTAATAAGTATAATGGTGAAATGTTAACTCAACAAGATAAGAGTTCACAAAAGATATTAGGAACTATAAAGTCACAATATGATGGAATAGATACTATTACATCTGATGGTACATATTCTATGTATAATAAAATACATGGTACATGGAGTAGTGTTTCAGTAGATATTGATGAAAGAACTGGAGAAATATTAGGTATATATGATTCTTTTAATGGAGCAGCTGGTGGATATACGAAAAAAGTTGCAGATAATGTTAAAAAGATGGGTGCTCAGCATCAAGTTTCAGGAGCAGAAATTGAAAGAGCATTGAATAATATGAAGAATGTAACTATAAATGCATCAGGACAAATGGTAGATTCAAATGGAAGAGTTATATCAACATTAAAAGATGTAAAAAGAAATGCAGATGGAACTAGAGAAGGTATTTTAAATTTAAATGGTAGGCCAATTCATATAAAGGCTAATACTAATGGAGCAATATCAAATCTCAATGAAGTAAGAAGCAAAATAAATAATATACCAGGAAGTAAAAGAGTAACAATAATGACTGTATTTGAGGCTATTGGTAATGGAATCAAAAGTATTTTTGGATTTGCTAAAGGTACAACCTCAGCACCTTCAGGAGTTCATGTAGTAGGTGAAGAAGGTTTTGAGCTTGCAAGAAGAGGAAATAGTTTTGCAGTTGTAGGGGTTAATGGTCCAGAATTTAGAAGGTTTAGAGGGGGAGAAGAAATTATTCCTCATAATAGGTCAGTAGGAATGCTTAGAAATGTAATGACTTCAGGTGGATATTTTTCTTCAAAAAGCTTTGAAAGTAAATCACTTACAAAAACCATTAATACTAATAATCAAAGAATAATAACTAATTCTAATAGTAAGCAAGAGATGAAAGAGTTTGCAGATGAAATAATAAAAGGTTTTATGGTAGCTTTAAGTGGTCTTCAAATAGAGCCTCATATTCAAATAGGTAATAAAGAAGTTACAGATATAATTTCAAATGAATTAGCTATTAGATCAAGGAGAAGAAGATAAATGATTATAAATGGTGATATAGATATTAAAATTTTTGGTGCAAGTATTAGCTCTAAGATTATACATCCTACTAATATTGAAATTGAAAAAGAAAATAATAAAAAAATATCAAGTAAGAAGTATTACAAAAAAATTGAATTGAAAATACTTTTTCAAGGTAAAAATAGAGATGAGATTTATCTTAATATATCTAACTTTATGAAATATTTTATAGATGAAGTTAGAGTAAAATTTAAAAACTTAAAAAATGAATATATTTGTTTCATTAAAGATAGTAATGTTGAGGAGCCTGAAATAAATGAATGGCTTTATTTACATCTTCAATTAGACTCTATAGAGCTTGGAGAAGAAAAGGTTGAAATGATAAATAGAACTTTAAGTAAAGAAATAAATATATTAGGAAATATTGAAACACCAGCAATAATTGAGATAACTCCAAGTATTGGTGTAGTAGATTTAAAAATTAATGGATTAGGTGATGATCCTATAACGATTAAAAATTTAGAAATAAATAAAAAAATAATAATAAATGGTGATGAGGGAACTGTCTTACAAGAAGGTATTAATAAATTTAATGATATCGATATGTGGGAGTTCCCTATTTTATATCCAGGAAGAAGAAATATAACTTTAAGTAAAAATAATTGTGATGTAACTATAAAATATAATCCAAGATATATATAAATAAGAAAGAAGGAATTAAAAATGGAAAATGAAGTAAAAGTAAATGTAGATATTCAAGAAAATGTAACTATAAACGGAACTGTTAATTTAAAAAATGAAGAAGGTAATGTTCAACCAGTAATGTATTTAACATGTACTTTAAATGCTGATTCATTTGGGTTGAATGTAAATGTTAATGTTGTAAATAAAGAATTATATAAATCTAATTCTACTGAGGTAAAAACTAAATATGCAGAGTTTAAAGCATTAGTTGCTAAAAGGGCAGAAGAATTAAATTATATTGTATTTTAATAAAAGAAATGAGGAATAAAAATGATAATAAAATTAACTAATAAAAAAATAGTGGAAGCTTCAGGAGCTTTAGAAGAAATAGCAAGAAAGGAATTACCTGTTAAAGTTTCATACTCTATTTCTAAAAATATATCCCAAATTCGAAAAGAATTAGAAGTTTATAATAATGAAAGACAAAAGTTAATAGAAAAATATTGTAGCAAAGCAGAGGAAGAGAATAAATATAAGATAGATGATATTGAAAACTGGAATAAAGATAGTAAAGAATTAGATGAAATCCAAGTAGACATTGATATTAATAGATTTAAATTAGATGATATTTTAGATTTTAATATGAGTGCTGCTGAATTAATGGCCATAGATTTTATGATTGAGCAATAATTTAATCTCTAATTGAAAGGGGGTTAATATTTGATACATTTATTAAATTCCAATAAGAAAAAAATAGCAGGATTAAAAAATTATAAAGATTTATATATAGAAAGTTTGTTAGAGAGTGGAGATAAAACACTCTCTTTTTTATATCCTAAAAATGAAAAATATTATTCTGATATTTTGACGGAATCATATATATTAACGAAAACAGATGAATTTATAGTAAAAGAAATTAACCCTAGTGGAGAATATACTCAATTTATTTGTAAGTTAAATGTAGAAGATTTGGAAGGAAAAGAATGGGATAGATTTATAAGTGAAGAACAAAGTATAACTTATGCATTAAATTTAGCATTAGTTGGAACTGGATGGAGTGTTAAAGAAAATTCAATAAAAAAGAAAAGGACAGTAAGAAAGAGTAGATGTAGTTCATGGGATATAATTCAAGAAATAAAGAAAATTTATAGAGTTGATATAATCTTTGATACTGTAAATAAGAAGATAGAAGTATATGAACATTTAGGCAGCTATAAAGGAACTTATTTTATTGAAAATTTAAATCTTAAATCTATTGATATTCAAGAAAATACAAATGATTACTATACCAGGATAATACCTATAGGTAAAGATGGTTTAAATATAGAATCAATTAATGAAGGAAAGAAGTATTTAGAAAATTATCAATATACTAATAAAGTGAAAACATTTTATTGGATAGATGAAAGATATACAGTAAAAGAAAGTTTAAAAGAAGATGCATTTGCAAAGTTAAATGAAATTAGTAAACCATATAGATCATATGGAGTAGAAACAATTAATCTTGCAAAAATGAATAAAAAATATAAAAATATTTTAGATTATTCTTTAGGTGATGATATAGATTTAATTTCTAAAAAAAATAGAATAAAAGAAAAGCAAAGAATAGTTAAAATAATAGAATATCCAGATGAACATCATAGAGATAGATGTGATCTTGCTAATACTGTTTTAAAATTTGAAGATTTACAACATCAATTTCAAGAAACTAGCGATACTGTAGATAATATAACAACAGATAATGGAACTATTGATGGAAGTACAATAGATTCCATAGAAGTTAAACAAATAGAAAATTTTGAAGCAAATGTAATAAAAGTTGCTAAATTAAAAGCTATATTAGCAGAACTAGAAAATTTAAATGTTAATAAAGCTGATATACAGAATCTTAATGTAATAATAGCTAGAATAGGTACGCTAGAAGTTACTAAGGCATCTATGTCTGAACTTAATGCTATTCAAGCTATAATAAAAGAAATTAAAGCAGGTAAAGCTGATTTAACAGAGCTTAATACAGCAGTTGCTAAAGTTGGGATATTAGAAAATAAAACTGCAATTTTAGAAAATGCACTAGCAGGAAATCTTACTGCTAATAATTTTAAAGCTAATGCTATAACTGCAGGTAGTGCAATAATAGCAGAGGGAGCTATTGGTTCATCTCAAATAAGCTCTTTAAGTGTAAATAAATTAGATGCTGGAGATATAATTACTAGCAAACATAAAATTATTAGTGCAGATGGGACAATAGAAATAGTAGGAAATCAGATACTTGTCAATAGAAATAATATTAATAGGATTGTTTTAGGGGAATATAGAAAGCAAGATGGTACTGCAGATTATGGTTTGTTAGTACGGGCAAAAGATGGACAAACAGTAATGATAGATGGGAATGGGGTACACAACGCTGGTATTACAGATGGTGCTATAAATAATAATAAAGTCGCTGATAATGCTAATATAAGTGGTAATAAACTAGATATAAATTCTGTTATTAGAGAAGTAAATGGAGCTACTGAAACTATAAAAGGAACTAGAGTACAAATTGGAGATAGAACTTTAGATATAGAGTTGTCTAGACAAAATAATACTATTACAGAGCATAGCAAGGAATTAAGTAATCAAAAGGCTACGATGATTGCTTTAGATAATGCTATTAAATTAAAAGTAGACAATCAAATTTTTAAGGAAGCTAAAGATAGTCTTAATGCTAGTATTTTAGAAAATTTAAATAAAGCTAATGATTATACTAATGTACAAATAAATTCAGTTAATACTAATTTATCTAAACATGCAGCAGAGCTTAATATATTAGAGAAAGAGATAAAATTAAAAGTTGGCCAAAGTGATATTGATAAAAGTGTTAAAGAAATTAATAGTTCTATATTAAGTAACTCTAAAGAAACAAATGAAAAAATAAATACAGTATCATCAGAATTAAAACAAGTTAAGGATAATTTTTTAATTAGTATTAATAGTTTAAATTCAAAAACAAGTACAATTGAAAGTAATATAAAAGTAGTTAAAGAATATCTATCTGTAAAAATAGATAAATCTAAACAAGATGCTATAAATCAATCATTACAAAATACTAACAGCTCTTTAGTTGAGGCTAAAACTTATGCTGACAATGTTTCTAAAGAAAATACTACTATAGTAGAAAAGGAACTAGAAAAAGCTAAAACTGATTTGAAAAAATATAGTGATGAAGTAGCAATAGCTAAAGCTAAACTTGCGCAAGAAAATGCAATTGCTAATACTGATAATAAAATTACTATTGAGGAACAAGCACGAATTAAGCAAGCACAAGATAATCTTAACAATGCTTTAGCTAAAGTTGAAGAAGTTAAAACATATACCAATAAGATTATAGAAGTTACCAAGCAAGAAGTTATAGCAGATAGTACAAATAAAACTAATGAATTAAGTACAGAAATTAATAGTAAAATATCTACTATTAAAGGCGAAATACTTAAAAATGAAAGTAATTTAAATCAAGCAAAGATAGATTTAAAGAAATATTCAGATGATGTTTCAATTGCTAAAGCTAATTTAGTTATAGAGCAAGTAAAAGCATATGCAGATGGGATTGTAACTAAAGAAGAGCAAGCACGAATTAAGCAAGCTACAGATAATTTAAATATAGCAGTTACAAAGGTCAATCAAGCTAAGTCAGATGCACAGAGTTATGCAGAAAATATAGCAACATCAAAAGCTAACTTAGCAAAAGCATATGCAGATGAAGTATCTATTGCCAAGTCAAACCTAGCAAAAACACAGGCACAATCATATGCAGATGGTATTGTAACTAAAGAAGAACAGTCCAGGATAAAACAGGCTAATGATAATTTAAATACTGCTATTGCTAAAGCAACTGATGCTGAAACAAAAGCTAAGGCATATGCAGACAGTGTTACTGATACAGCTAAAGCAGAAACTAATAAGTATATCAATGGTAAAGTAAAAGAAGTTAATAATGTTGTTACAGCTAATACATCAGCAATAAATATATTGAAAACAGAAGTTAGTTCCAAAGTAAATAAAACAGATATAGATACTCTTACAAGGACATTAAATGGAAAGATAATAGAAACTACTTCAAAAATAAATACAGTTGAAAGTAATTTTGTGCAAAAAAACAATCAAATAGGTGCTACTGTAAATGATATAAAAAGAATAGTATCAACAAAGGCGGATGGAAGTACAATAAGTTCTATACAAAGCCAAATAGCATCGTTTAATGTAGGATTAAATGCGATTAAGTTAGAAATGGCAAATAAAACTGATAAGACTAATATTATATCAACAATTAATTTAACTCCAGGATCTTTTAAAATTGAATCAAGTAAAATAAATATAGATGGGGCAACTACGTTAGGAGACGAAAATAAAAAACACATTTTTATAAATAAAGGTAATTACTCTATTATAAATGAAAAAAATGTTGAAAATGCATATTTAGGGTATGTTAGTTGGAGTTCAGATAATGTTAAAGATGCTCCACGATTAGGACTTGCTCCAAATGGATTTAATGGAAACTCTAATTACTTTGTTATGACTGCATTTAGAAAAGGACAAAATCCACAAGATACAGGGGACTATTTAGATATGGCTTATAGGGTTAATAGATATAATGATTATAGCAATATAAAAATGTATGATAATGGTGATATTAGAATTGCAGCTCTTAGAGATTTGGAAATAACAACAAATTCAGTTTCTAATAAATATGAAGATGGAAATGAAAGAAGATTAGCTGTTTTTAGTACATCCAGTGCATCAGCATTTAATTCATACTTAGCCGTAGGATGTGTAAGAAATTTTGATAATGGAAATGGGCTTATTTTAGCTGATGATAAACCAAATAGAGCTGGGATAAGAATACAAGTGTCTACAGATAGTTCTAATGATAAATATTTTAGATCATTGAGTGATGGGGATGTTTTATTAGGAAGTCCAAGTTTCAGATGGTATAGAGGATATTTTAAATATGCTCCTAATATTAGTTCTCATAGGCATTTAAAGACAAATATATCTAAATACAATGATATTCAAGCATATGAAGGGATAAAGAACATAAATTTATATACTTTTAATTTAAAAAAATTCGATAAAAATGGAAATGTTATTGGATATGATACAGAAGTATCATTTGGTAGCATGATAGATGAACTACCAATGTTATGTTGTGATACTAATGATACAAATCTAATAAAAACTGGAGTAGATATGTATGGATATACAAGTTATGCTATAAGTGCTTTAAAGATTGCTATAGATAAAATAGAAAAATTAGAAAAAGAAATAGAGGATTTAAAAAAGACTAGTTAATCAATTCTAGTCTTTTTTTATTGCTATTTATAGAAAGTGAGGTCTTGTTATATATGGAGCAAGAACTAATAACACAAATGATAGGAAATGTTTCTTATGCTGCTTTATTTGTATGGTTGCTTTGGGATACGAGAAAGGAGAATAGAGAAAGAGAATTAAAGTATCAGCATACTATAGAAACATTAGCTGACAATTTAAAAGCTGTAGAAGGAATAAAAGAAGATTTAGAGGAAATAAAAAATAAATTTTTAAAATAAAAGAAAGAAGGAATGAAAAATGAAAGAAACAATAGTAAATGAAATTATACCATCAGTAGGTCCAGTTTTAATTGCTGCAATTATGGGAGTTTTTGTAGCTATAGTAAAAAGCGTTGCAGATGTAATTATAAAGTATGTTGGCAAAAAGAAAGAAGTTGTAGAGCAAAGATTACAGTTAGATAAACATATAGAAGAAGTAGAAACTGCAAAGCAAGTTTGGAATATTGTAGAAGAGAAATACAGAATTACTGATAATATAAAACAGCTTGTAAAAAGTAAAGCAGATGAATTTGATAAATTGTTACTAGAGAAGATTCCTTATCTAAATGAAAAAGATGTTAAAGAACTTAGATTAGCAATAGCAGGTAAAGTAAATGAGGGAAGGGAGATGCTTAATAAAGATTCAATAAATAAACAGGCTAAAGAATTAGTAGATAAAAATTCAAAATTGGAAACTGAAAATATTGAACTTAAGAATAAATTAGCTGCAATATCAAATTATGTGCCAACTGAAGATAAAACAGGACAATAAAATAAGAAAAATATTTAAAGAGCAGAGGAAAATACCTTTGCTCTTTTTTATATAAAAATTTATAAGAAAGAAGGATTAAAAAATGGTACTAATGAAAAGAAGAATAGATCCAGACGATCATTATAATGGAAGGAACAGATTAGAATATATAGTTGTACATGATACGGGAAATAAAACAGATTCAGATGAAAGTAATGCTAATTATTTTTGTACTGGTACTCGTAACGCATCAGCTCACTTTTTTGTAGATGATGATTCAATTACACAAGTTGTTGAAGAATACAATGGAGCATGGCATTGTGGAGATGGAAATGGACGTTATGGAATTACAAATAAAAATAGTTTAGGTATAGAAATGTGTAGAAGAAATAATGAAGTTACTGCTAAGACTATTGAAAATACAATATGGCTTATAAAGAAATTACAAGCTAAATATAATATTCCTGATAATAAAGTAGTAAGACATTATGATGCAAGTAGAAAGATATGTCCAGAAGCTCTTTCAAGAAATAACTGGTCAAAATGGTGGGAATTTAAAAAGAAATTAACAGGAAAAATGCCAAGTGTTGAAATTAATAAACCTACTATAAATGTTAATTTAGATAAGGCAAGAAAATATGTAGGAGCTAGATGTAAGGAATTACAAAGGCTACTTATAAAAGCAGGATATAATTGTGGTGGATATGGAGCAGATGGAAAGTTTGGGCAAGGTACTTATGATTCATTAGTTAAATTCCAAAGAGATTATGGACTAGCACCTGATGGATTAGCTGGAACAAATACTTTTGCAAAATTAAAAGAAGTCACTTCTGGTAAAGGAAAGTATAAGAAAGAATATGATGAAAATGGAACTTGTACAGTAGTTACTGCATCAGGACTTAATATAAGAAGGGCACCAAGTTCATCATCAGAAAAAGTTGGAATATATAATAAAGGTGAATCAGTACGTTATGATCATGTAGTATTAAATGATGGATATGTATGGATCAGCTGGATAGGAGGAAGCGGCAAAAGATGTTATATGGCAGTTAGAAATTTAAGTAATGGCGAGAGATGGGGCCGTTGTGTATAGTGATTATTTTAGGCAGGAGAAATCCTGCCTTTATTTTTATGGGAAAATATAAATATTAAAAAAGTGATGTACATATAAAATTTCCAAAATACATACAATTTACATATACTTTACAAATTGTAATATTTAATATGTTAAAATATATAATAAATATTTTGAAAATTAGAGGTGATTTAATTGAGTAGAAAAGAAAAAATATTATTAGCAGAAAATAATTTATTAGAAAGAGTTTATGATTTAATTTTAAATGAAGAAACTACTGACGATGAGCGTATTAACCTTGTTGAATTTAAAAATGCAGTTGGAAATGGAAAGGACTTTGAAGTTGAAACAATGAAGTTAGCAAAGTCATTAAGATTATTAGCACTTAAAAAATTTAATAATAATAATAAAAATCTTAGCCCAGGAGTTGGTAAACTTTATATGGATATTTCTTCAACTGGATTATTAAAAGTAGAATTTGGTGTTGGAATTATTGCTCTTTCAGGAGTTTTAGGTAATCATTAAGAGGTAATATCAATAAAATAATTAAACTATTTATTTTTCTCTTAAGTTTTTCAAATTTATCAAAAGTAGTTCCTCCTTTACATTTATATTTTCTTTATAAATTTGCAGTTCTTTTTATTACTATATCAAAATAATGTAAATAAACAGTTAAAATAATGTATTTTATTAGACTAAATTTATAAAAAATGGTATTATTTAAAAGAATTTCAAAAAAGGAGGGAATAACGTGACAGCTATTTTATATTTTCTAGCAATAATTGCATGTTTTATTTTTTATATAAATCATGTAGCTATGCTAAAAGCTATAAAAAATAATAAAAGTACAACTGAAAATACAATTATAGGATGTTTTTGTATATTAATAATTTATATAGCAGTAATTACATTTTAAAAATATAAATATTAAAATATACATAAATATATATTTAGGGGGAGAATTAATGAAAAAGAAAATTATGATAGGAATATTAATTATAGTAATATTATCTTTAATTTTTGGACTTAAAGACTTTTTAAATGGGGTTAAAGAAGGATTTAATGATGGAAGAAAGACGGAAGAATTAATGGAAAGTACAACTGGAAAATAAATTATTATTTATAAATAATGATTAAGATAAGCTAAAATAGTAATTTTATATAATTAAAATAATATAAATATATACATAAAAAAGTATTGATTTGATATTGGGTTAACTCTATAAAAGTTTTTATTTTGATGTTAGAATATATTTACAAAACTTTAAGGGGGAATACATATGAAAAAAAAGCTAATTATTTTAATGATAATGATTCCAGGAATTTCTTTATTTTCAGGGTGTGAAAGTGTAAGAGAGGAAAGTATTGTCTCGTATAAGAAAGAAGATGAAGTATCAAAAATAAAATTAGATCAATCTTATGAATTTGAAACGGCTGAATTAAAAGTTTTAAATACTAAGGAGGTTAGCAATGTAAAGACTAAATCTGGACAAACTAATGCAAATGGTAAATTTATAGTGATAGAAATATCATTAAAAAATACTTCAAGAGAAGATATTGAATACTCACCAATAAGTCTTCAATTGATTAATAATGAAAAAGAATATCATATTGATGAAAATTCTTTTGAAACATTACAAAAGTTATCTTCTCAAAAAATAACAAATGATAAAGATAAAAACTATATTATGCCATATACTATAATTAATCCAGGAATAACTAAGAAGAGCTTTGCAGTATTTGATGTTCCTAAAGACTTAAAGGTAAATGATACAAAATTAATTGTTGAAGGAAATGAACATATTCAATTTGACATTAATAAATAATTAATTAAAAATATAATAAGATCAAGTACATAAAATTATTAAATTAACAATATAGGGTATTATAAAAATTTTTATATAACAAAATATAGTAAAAAATAAAAAGAATGTGCTTAAAAATAGATAATAGAGGTAAGCTTTAAGCACATTCATATAAAGATGTTTAGAAGTATAATATAAATTTTAAAATATAAAAAACAAAAAGGAGAAAGGTGGATAGGGGAAATGTAAATATCTCCTTTTTGATTTAATATTTTAATTATAATACTATAATATAATAAACTAAGAAATGATATAAGTCATAGTTTGATTAGTACAATTATATTATAATAAAATTGCAACTTGATAATTTTTTTAAGGCAATAAAATCTTAGTTATTTTGTTGCCTTTATTTTTTAATTTTAAAATAATATTGTTACTAAATTTTAATTATATCTTAATTTATGAAAAAGCAAAAAAACAGGGCGATCGGGGGAAAGCCTGCTTTTTTACTTTTTATTTATGAAATTTATTTGTGTAAATATATTATAATAGTTTTACTAAATAAATAAAATGATATAATGCATTGTTAGTAAAATATAATTTTATTTATAATTATAGGAATGGTATTAAAAAAACCAAGTGTACTCAAAGAAGCTTCCAAAACTTTAAGTACACTTGGTTTTTAAAAATATTTTTGAAAATTATTTTATTGACCACATATATTATATAAATATCTACATAATATATAAATGATGATTATCATACAAATTATTATTTATAAATAATGATTAAGATAAGCTAAAATAATATAAATATATACATAAAAAGTATTTTATTTAGTTAGAGAAAATATATAATTAAAATAAGGATGAATTCATAAGCATTATAAATAAAGAAGATACATATGTTTCAGACTATTAGTAGGAAAAGCATTTATAGATCATCAGGATATTACATAAAATTATATAAAAAATGTACTATTGTAAAATAGTACATTTTTTTATTTGCATTTAAGTTTTAAAATAAATCTAACATTATGGCTATCATCCCAAACTGTTTCAACAATATATCCATATACACCAGTTTTTTTAGGAGTAGTAAATGTATAATTAGAAACCTCAACTTCAGTATGTTTATCATTTTCTTTAATGGTTTTATTTATGGAGTATACTTTAAATGTTTTTATATTTTTAGTAAATGATAAGTTTAATTTAATGTTAGTATTACATGAAACTTGAATAGTTTCAATTTCATTTAATCTTACTATGTCATAAGTTCCTAAATCAAAACTATTACCGCCATAAGAATCAAACCAATTTCCCCCATTTGTAGAAGCTTCAAAATTTATATTATCTTTAGGCGAACTAACTTCCAATTTTGGATGATCATATGGAAACTTGGATATCATTATTGATGATACTAAGATTATTGATAGAAATACTATTAATAAAAGAATTGGATTTAAATATTTTTTCATAAAAACCTCATTACTTTTTTTGTATATTATAACATAATTTTTCATTTTGACTTTGTAACATTATATAAAGACAAGCTAAGTAATATAAACCTAGCCTGTCTTTTAATATAGGATAAGGGAATTGTTTAGTCCTTTAAAATAATATAATATAAAATTAGTATTTCCATTAGATTTCAAATTTAAATTTTACTATATTTTTTAGAATTTAACTTAAAAAAATAACCCAATAATAGATATAATAAGTAAATTAAAAATATGACTTTGTTATTATATTAATTATTCTTTTTTAGATTTAATAATTAGTATAACTCCTATTAAAATACTTAAAATAATTGGGGAATATTCTATTATAGATAACTCACTTATCGCAGAATGATAGCTAAAATTTCCAGCTGCTATTTCTTTAATAGTAATTGACATGTTATTTATTGAAATTACAATTGATAATGTTAAAAATGATAAAGCCACTATAACAGATCCTATTTTTTTATTCATAAATTTCTCCTTACTTTAATATTAATAGTCATAAGTAACAGGGATTTTTAATTCTACACTTGTTTTTCTGTAACCACCTTCAAATTATGCTCTTTGTCTTATATCTACACGAGCATAAGTCCCTTTAGATTTCCATGCTGCAAAAGGAACTCATAGATGTGCTACATACTGTAGTTAAGCATAGTATCGTTAAAAGTAAATTTTTTTTCATTTTTTTCCCTCCTTAAATCTTATTTATATATTTCTATATTTTTACTTAATTTCCTTTTTTTATTAGGAAATTTTATGAAAAATAATCATCATTTAATTTGAAATTTTTTATTAGTTGTTTTAAATATTTATCAGAGGGTATACGTTCATTACTTTCCTATCTATAAATAGTCATAACAGAAACTTGAGCTTTTTTAACAAATTGATTGTATGTAAGACCACTTTTAATTCTAAGAAGCTTAATTTTATTACCTATAGTTTTATTAGGATATAATGATAAAAAAGAAACAGTTTCCTCTTTAAAAACTTGGTTAAAGGTTGCTTTTCTATTCACATTGCACATGCAAAACTTATGACTACCTATTATCCTTTAGAAAAACTAAGAAAAATAAAAGGACTAGAAAGAGCTAAATATGTTGATCCATATGCAGGAAGTAAGGGGAATTCCATAAGATATCTTTCAGTGGCACAAAGAACAAATGATATGAAAGTAAAGGGAGTAGATAATTTATTTTGTGGTGGAGAAAAGTCAGGGTTGTTTGTTGGACATACTGATGCATGATGTTCTAAATTGCTAAATAATTAGTTATTGTATATAATAAGTATTAGTAATATAACAGGAGGAATACTAAATGGCATTTATGAATTTCTTTAAAAATGAAGAAGAAGATAATGATGTTAAAGATAATGATGATAAGCCAATTGGAGGCTTTAGTAATTGGAAAGAAGCTTTAGAATCTATGAAGGAAGATCAAATTAATAAGCATAGAGAAAGTATAACAAAGTCTTTAGAAAAAATAATAAAAGATAATAATTTAGATTTTGAATTAAATAGTTTAAATGAAATAATTAATGAAAAAGCAACTTATTTTGAGGAAAATAAAGAGCTTTTAGAAGAAAAATATGAAAATAAAGATTATGAAAGTTTAATATATAAATTTAGTGAAGAAATCTTAAAAGGTAAATTAAACTAAAGAATATTATATAAAATAATACATAAAAGTACCTCATAGAATAAACTTTTTAAAATATTTATTCTATGAGGTACTTTTTACTAATGAATTAATATTATATCTTATTTATATTAGTATTAATTTGAAGCTAATTTTGAATTTGTTTCATTTATAGTTTTAAGTTTTGAATATCCAACGAAACTTAATACTAAACTTGGAACAACAAATAATACATATATTAAGAACATTACTCCTGCAACTGAATATAAAATACCTGCTGTTAAAGCAAATCCTCTTTTATTAGTAAAATATGATACCCAATTAAATATTACAGCTAAAACAACTAATATCATATGTGGTGTAACTAATGCTGTTGCGATTGCTGCACCTGCTTGTTCCGCTACATCAGATGTTCCTGCAATTGCACTTCCAAAATGTGCAATTAAAAATATTGCATATACTGTTCCTATTATAGCACCTACTAATAATGCCTTTGAATGTTTTGGTTTCAT